TCAAGCCTTGCCCACCAAGATCATCCTCGACAGTGATGTTGAACAAGTCTCGGTCAGGAGCTGAGAGCGCAATCGTGTAGCCTTGTTGCTGCACCCGCCAGCTCTGGGTGTGTAGCTTCCTTTCCTTAGTCAGCCCTAAGATGGACGAGCTGTTGACGTCCCATAGGTGTCCACCATTCGTTGGACTATACGTCATGCCCAAGCAGCTTTCCTTACCGAGCCCTGCCTCAGAGGCAACGAATGCTGCTGCGACTTGGTGGGCCCCGACCGGCTTGTGCTGGATCAGCCGTCCGTTAGACTTGTGGTTGTTAATATCGGTGCCCCAATAACCCTTGACAATCTTAGCATCACTAGCCAGCAGCTCTGCGATACGCTCAGTTCCTATAGTCTGCTGGGTTTCCTTTCCAGTCCACTTAGGAGTCTTGTACCAGTACTCACCTGTCTCGACACTGCGGGCGTCTGTGGTGCTAGAGTTACTGTCCCACTGCCACCCTGTTTCGACATTACCACCTTTTGAGGTGTAGTAGTTTCGGACGAAGTTGTCGCCAGCGTTCGGGCTACGTAAGCCTGCAGTCAGCATTCCACTCCCGACTAGCTTCCCTGAGGAGTACACCTTCAATATATCCCGATCTTCGTTGCGCCCCACCAAGTAGCTGTAAGGTATCTGCTTTCCGTTGGTACCTGCTTTTGTGTATGTACCAGTAACCTGATCGCCCTGCGCGCCGACCACCAGATGGTGAAACTTAGTGTAGGGCGCTGCGTCCTGAGTAGCCGCAAGGGTAGAGGGAAGCTGGGCCACCTTGGTCACGTTGCCATCGCCATCGGTAGTGGTATCCTGAAAGTTGTCAGGAGCTAGCATCACTACTTCCCAATCCTTAACGAGACCGAGGTTGGCGAAGGCATCTACTAAGTCTTTAACGGTAGTCGCATCAGTCGGACGCTCCTCCAGAGTATTGTGGTTTTTCTTGTACTTTGCCCACGGGAAGTTCACATAGACGATGAGCTCCTTATCTCGATAGAAGATCCCAACCTTATCGTTAAAATAGGCGTACCCTCCGACGGCTGCTGCGCCAAGGAATCGTTTGTGGAAGTCTGTCAGTGTGCTAGGATAGGCGTCTTCCCCGATTCGCACAGGGGAGCTCCCTCGCTCGCTCGTAGGAAGGAGTGGGTAGTCGTCCTTCCTCCATTTCCAGTTCTGGACTAACCGGATTGATGTTCCATTGAACTTCGGGTCATCAGTCTTCGCTTGGATACGGCAGGCCCATATACCTGTCTTCCCATTTAAGTCCACCCCCGGTAAATCAGCATAGGACTTCAGACTTGTCTGTGAGAGGGCTGCTGTATTCGGCGTTCCTTTCGCACCAGTAGTAAGAGCGGCGGAGCTGGTACCTGTGATTGAAATGGCATCTTTGAGGGCAGACGCCGTGAGAGTGATGGTTACGTTGGAGAGCGCTGGATCATCAGGGGGAAAGGTAAGGGTACCGCCACTAGCTAACGCTGCAGGGAGTGGAAGAACCGTGAACGCGCCCGTCGTCACTGCGCTCGCATATGTGGCATTGATGGTGATGCTCTGGATGGGAATGGTGTCCACCGGGTTAGCTTTGTCACCAACTTTGACCTTATAGGTCTTCCCATAGTCCGCAGTCCGAGCGGTGATGAAGGCCTCATAGTTTTTCGCGTACTTGACATCGTCCTTCGCTTTAGTAGGGACTGACGTGTTAACCAGAAAGGTGTAGTCAGCTATAGTGACTGCCCTTAAATTCTTCTTAGGATTATTACCAGAGTTGACGTAGCCGAAACCCTGATGATTATCTAACGGATACTCCGCCCCAGTGTCCGCATCGAAGACATGCATCCCACCCTTCTCCACCTTGAAGGTTCCGGACTCTGAGTCAGAGCCTACGTAAGCAGCCGACACTTCAATGTCCTCGATCTGCCGTGGGTTAGAACCCAGTGAGTAGCTCGTGGTTGTGGTGTCAGCCCAGAAAGCTACATAGACCCACTTGGGGTTAGCGTAGGTATAGGGATATGCATTGAGGTTATGAGTAATTGGGGTGCCCTCATCCGTGCCACCAGTAGACCCAGCGAGCGCGTAATCTCTGGAATCAAAATAGATATCCTCGAAGTCTACGAACCGATCAAGGGTGATGGTTCTGTTGGCGATGTTTGCCGAAGCCACACGAGCCCGTACAGCTTTATCCAACTTGGATATTCCTCCTAGTCTAACGAAGGATCCAACCAATTTCAACACCGACCAAGGATCCGCAGGGAATGTCTCTCCGGTGTTGTACTGAAGGGTCTTACATTTACCAGTTGTGGCAACCCCCTCCCCCGTCCCAATTGTGGTAATTCCCGGCCTGAAGGGCACCCAGTGAACCCTGTTAGAGCTGTCACCTATAAGGAGGTAACCATCATCATCTCCATCAACCTGCCACCTCGTGTCTACCTCGTAGCCAAAGTTATCACTCAGTGAGGCCTCTGCACCGGAAGCCTCAGGCACACCTAACAGGAACGTATTCGCGGGCCACGGTGAGGGGGCATATCCCCACGAGTCATTAGGGATGCCGGTGTTGCCGGTGCGATCGCCAGAGAGGGTTACATCATTGACAGCAGCATCAGCGTCTAGTGTGAAGGTCTGCCCATTGCCAAAGTCAAGTACCTGTCCACTCTTTAGTGCCTGCTCTAGCGCATAGACACCCATTGTGGACGCACCTTGGGCGGTGCTACTAGATGTCCGGACACCATCGTAGTAGTCGAACCACTTAGTAGGTACACGCAGCTCATAGTGCCTGCTAGCATCAAAAATCTTCTCAGCGTTACTGCCTGATTTAACCCCCTCTATTCGGACGATGTCCCCAGCAACCAATCGATGGCCAGAACCAAACTCAACGGAGTATACTCCATCGACCCACCGCTTATCATCTCCCCTTACAGATTCAAGGGTGATCTTTGAGATGGAAGCCTTACCGAATTTCTGTATGGCTCCCCCAGATGTACGACTAACTGTGATGTCCCACGTTGCGCCATTGACGGTTACTGTGAGGACGTAGTAGTCAACCCCTGTACTGAGTCCGCCGGGTAGTGTGGATTCAGTGGCGTAGGAAGCAAACCGGATGCGGTCACCTACCACTACTGCAGTCCCTATATTGATACTGTCTGCCGACGCCAAGAATGAGTTAACGGTGATCTCCGAGTAGGGATTAACCACCACCACATACTGCTCACTGGTGTCTCGGTTAATCGTATGGGCGAAGGATGTCCCAGTGTCTACCGACAGCTTGTTAATGAACTTTGTGGGAGGCCGTTTGGTTAGCCCTTTAATGGTGGAGGAGAACCCATTGATCTGCTCCGTAGCCTGCGAGGAATATCGTTGTGATTCAGCTTGCTGACTGACCCCCTGTGCTAAGGTGGTGGCTGCATTTTTGACGATGGGCATTAGGATTTATAGAGCGATGATATAGGTGTTGTGTTACCAGTCCCCCCTCTGTTGATCGTATAGAATGCTAGGGGAGACTCAAAGATACTCGTGTCAGCGTTGTCACTGTCCTGCTGGAGGGCATTCGTCTTTGCTTCCATCTCATCTTGCCCCAGCATCTGCACTAACAGAGGGTCACCGACGTACCTAGCTGCGAAGACACGAGCGGCCTTGGTGATGATATACCGTCGGGCATACTCCGGAAGCGAAGGCTCACCAACTGTGAGCTGCTCGAAGGGTATCTGCGAAATTGTAGTAGCTTTGATATCAGCTGAGTACTCCCAAGTGTTCGTGCTCTTATCAAATATGAAAGCCCCACGAACTATAGGGTCACTGCGATTATAAGAGTAGGTATTGAAGTCGAGACTCAAGGCGTTTGTCGGTGTCTGTATCCGTTTTGTATAACTGTAAAGTATCCCATTCGGGGAACCATCAAGGGTGAACGTCAATCCTGAGGTTGAGACAGCCGTCACTATGTGGTCACTACTTGCCACTACGTCTGTCATAGTTTCTCCGACGTTAATATAATGTGCGGAGGAGGTGGTGACTACTGATCCGGCAAGGGTTCCAGCTATCTGCCCGGTTCCACGGGCTAATGTAACACCATAAAATCGATTGAAGTGCCAACCTTCAGACTGCACAGCCCTGTCAATTTCTTCCAAGACTTTCTGTGCATCGTTAGCTTCTCCGGCGACAGCTAGTTCGCTAATCCTCGACTGCCCTATAGAGGACAACATCTGGTTAACCGCTGAGAGGGTTGAGGTGAAACTTCCGTAAGCTGCCATAATTTTTATTAAAAAAAAAGAGGACACCCCCCGCAAACCCGTTAGGGTTAAATACTGCGGAGAGCGTCCTCGGTTACTATTAAGACTCGATACCGTCTTGACGACCGTCAGACCAGACAACAACAGACTCAGGGCGAAGAGGCCCATGACCCATGCTGTACTTAGCGACAAACAAGTTACCTTGACGGGCAACCATGTACTCCGACTCCATTGCCAAGTCCATCAGCTTCAACGTAGCGAAGCCACCCTTCTGGAAGACGATGCCTGCCAGATCGCTACAGTTGATACCGTAGTCGTTACCGCCGGTTGCGCCCACACCAGACCACTTGTGATCCGTGGTAGTAAGGTTGCTGCTTGGGAGGTGGTTACTAGTGAGGAGGGTGATACCTGCCACACGAACAATGGTACCGCCTGCCAGTGAACCTTCACCGCCAACGTCCTTGTTGATCATAGACGAGCTAACAATGTCCGTTCCCGCACTGTTGTTAACCATCTCGTAGTACATCGCAGGAGTCACGATGGCATACCGATCACTCTGTGGGACATCCTTCTCGTCCAACAAACGTGCAGACTCGAAGAGAGCTCTACGAATGTAGTTAGCGCTAGGAGTTGCACGGAGGTTCCCAGAGTACTCCGCCGAGGCCGAGTAGGTTTCCGTCAGCGGCGTTGCATGGGCTGTGTTCACAGCATCCGCAGTCGAGGTGAATGTTGTGCTGGCATCGTTCGACCTCTCAGAATAGACCACAGAACCGCGCTTCGTCTGGGTGGATATCCAAGCATCCGAGGGGACAAGACCGTTAGCGTCATCGCCATCCGTTCCGTCCTTCGCGCCAGTCATCACAGCAGTGCGAAGCACGTTCTTATCGAACTGGTTAGCCAAGGCTTCACCAAGTTGATGAGAATATTGTGACCTCACATCGAAGTGACTCACCAGCTCATCAATAGAGGCTATGAACGTAGAGCTCATGAGCACCTTATCGATATGGATGAGGGTTTCCGTTTGCTGGAATTGGTTCAAGCCACCACCACTCACACCGGCACTTAGGATGTCCGTACCCGGAGTGTAGTACCCCGCATTTGCAGTCCCAATGATGGGAAACTGTGCTGATTTACCCTTCGATATAGTACGAATGGTGTGCAACGGTTTCATGATGTTTTTCTCATCAAAGACCGTCATTACTTCTCCACCAAACTTCTTTAAGAAGAGTGCGGTTGTATCACCTGTGCTCTTGTTCGAGCCTATACGTCCTGCAACATTTGCGCTGCCGAACAGATTATCGTTAAATGCCATATGATTTTTATTTCCTTATTACTATTTCTAAACAACTAAGCGACCGAAGCACTCACTCCGATCTTATACAATCCCTTACAAGATGTCCTTCAAGTTGTCTGTCGTAACAGGCTATTCGGCTTCCCCTTCGGGTAAATCTAACGGCCCAGCTAACCATCCTTCAGGAAGAGTGACTCTGTTTTGAGAGAGTTCCCACTCTTTGCCTGTCCAATAGTAGACTCGGCCTGTGACATTTGGCCCTAAACGAACCAGCGTGTCACTTGTTGGGATAAAGACGACTCTTTTTCCACTTGTCAAGCATCCGCTGCTTCCAAGCGTCACGCATACTGCGAGCAACGATAGGAGCAACCGAGGCTGTGACCGCTTTTCCGCTTTCATTCCAGAGTAAACGCAGGATTTCTTTAAGTATTATCGCTATTACCTTCACTGGCCTTCGCGTCTAGTTTCTTAATGGTCAATCGGGAGCCGGTGTAACCGAGGGCTACGAGGGCGGTCATGATGAGCCCAACGATCTTCGTCAGCCCGTCACTACCGTCCAATATCCCTGAAGAAGCGATAGCCCCAATGACTACAGCAGCCATGCTCATGTAGAACTCGGTGGATTTGTACCCCGGTTTCTTCGTCACTGGCTCTGCAACCACTACGGTCTCTAGCTTCACAGCTACGGGAGCGAGGTCTAGGGGTTTTTGCTTATTCGCTGACATCTGTTGCCTCCTCTTGCTTGTGTTTGGTAACCTCTCCCAGTTTTAACTCCACCGTTGTCCCCTGCATTGCAAGGGTGAGCAAGGGGAAGGGAAGCTCAATGGCCAGATAGGGAACCTTGAAGGTGATGCCCTTCGCAGAGATCGAGGCGTCTGGTAGGACTCCAGCAGCTTTGCCAGCACACAGAGAGGGGATAGCCCAGCTCAGAGTCTGACCGAAGAGGGTAATACTTGGGACAGGCTTCAGCTTTGCCCCGAATACTCCAGCGTTAGCGCTCAAGGTGGTCACCAAGAGGGCTCCAATTAGGATGATTTTTTTGTTCATGTGATGTTCCCCGTTAAGGAAAGTCGTTTGTCTACCATTGCGTGGAACCGTGTGTCTCCGGCTTTGTAGAGAGGGTTGGACATGTCTTGCTTCATTTCATACAGGGAACCATAGCCCCCTACGTTGGGAGCATTTGAGCCTTGAAGGAGGTTGGGCTCACTCGGTGCCTCACCTCCAGCAGCCACGAATCGTGCATGCATCCCTTTAACGGCTGCGTCCATCAACTGTCCGCCTATGTCAACGGCCTCATTAAAGCTATC